AATCGTATCAAGCGCTTTGGACATCCCTCCAGATTTGGACCGAATTGCCAGAGCTGAAAACTTTGTAGAAGATGGAAAGATCGATGCCAGGAGAGATTAATGGATATTGTCGAGCTCGTTCAGAAGTTTGGTTTTCCTACAGTCATGGCCATAGGTCTGGGCTATTTTGTTTTCTTTGTTTGGCAAACAATCACTAGAATTATTGATCCAGCTGTAGATGAGATGCGAGTCACAATCATAAGGCTCACCGACCAGCTTCGACTGCTAGACCAGGATATGATACGATTAAAAGAGAAAGTCGATACAGTGGTGCGTCTTAGAGAGCAAGAGAAAAATGAAAAAAAGGAATAACTATTGGTTATATGTGGCTATCTTTTTATCACCGAATGTTATATCGGATGAGATCGTACATCAATTCAAAAGCCCAAGTTTTTCTGGTATTGGGAGCTCCTCACATTATTTAACGATCGATGAGCAAGAAAAGACCAGGCGTGACGAAATTGCACAAGAAGTAGAAGATGCTTTAAAAGAAGCAGAGCGTGAAGCCGAGAACACAACGCTTGCAAAATTTTTACGGAACCTAGAATCCAGAATTTACTCGCAGCTTTCCAGAGACATCGCAGAATCGTTGTTTGATTCTGAAAAAGGTGGTACAGGCGGAGAGTTTGAACTAGAAGGCAGCACTATAAGGTTTGTTAATGATGGCATTAATATAACGCTCACTGTTATTGATGAAAACGGAAACACCACAGAAATTATCATTCCAGTAGGGATATTTGGCGTATGTTCTGGCGAATGTGGTATTTGATTTTACTGATTCCGTTGCTATTCAGCTGCGCGAATTTTGCACCAGTCGGACACACTGGATGTGCTAGTTTTTTGGAATGTGTTGAAGAAGCAAAGATCGTGCGGCCTACACATGAAAAACTGGTTAATTTGCCGCCACCCAATCAAAAAGCAGTTGTAGCGGTATATAAGTTTCAAGATTTGACTGGCCAGCGCAAGAGCTCACAGAAAATGGCATTATTCAGCACCGCTGTCACCCAGGGAGCGGACCATTATTTGATTGATTCTTTGAGAAGTGCGGGAAAAGGGAATTGGTTTGTAGTCGTTGAGCGTAATAACTTAGACGCGCTGACTCGTGAACGCCAGCTGATAAAATCCACCAGGCAAAGTTATGATGGTGAGAACGGCAACACTTTGAAACCGCTTTTGTTTGCTGGCATTATAATTGAAGGCGCGATTATACAGTATGATACAAATATCGGTACCGGAGGTAACGGGGCCAGATACCTTGGAATCGGCTCAAATAACCAGTGGCGCAAAGACGAAATAACTGTTTCTTTAAGAGCTGTCTTGGTGCAAACAGGCGAAGTCATTTTAAATACGATGGTTTCAAAAACAATATTAAGCGCTGGCGTGAGCAGAGATGTGTTTCGTTTCATAGAAATGGGCACGGAGCTTGTTGAGCTAGAAACCGGGTACAGTGAAAACGAGGCCATGGGATATGCGACAAAAGCAGCGATTGAAGAATCTGTGTATAATTTAATCAAAATAGGTATTGACGAGGAGTTGTGGGATTTTAGCTATGAGGAAAATACTTAGTTTAATTTTATTGTTTGCTGTCACATCTGTATACGCTGGCAATAATGATATTTATATCACGCAGTCTGGTACTGGTTTGACCATGAATATAGACCAGATCGGTGACACAAACAAAGTCGGTACTTCACAAACGAGAGCAACATTTACAGGAACATCTATGACTGTGGATATCGACCAAGTGGGTGATAGTAATACCATGGCTGCTTCTGTGGCCCAGGGTAATAGCACCAGTTTTACAGCATCAACAACGGGTGATAGTAACACCACGACACTTGCTTTGGGTGCGAGTGGAGATGTAGCGAACACTGATTTTGATTACGCGGCCACTGGTGATTCAAACACAGTAACATTTACCCAAGGTGCAGCGGCAACCGCAACCGCTGGTAATCAAGACATCGTAATCGTCGGGAACTCAAATGATCTCAATGCAACATGTGAGGTGGTTGGCTGTATAAATAATTGGGATATCGATGGCGATGAAAATGACATTGATACGACACAAACAGGAAACTCTGACCATTCAATCACAGCTGAGATCGACGGATCCACAAACAATATAGACATCGATCAAACAAATAGCACAGGCAGTGTTTCAGACGTTGTGGTAATTACATCCACCACGAGTAACGCAACAATAGACATCGATCAGTGCACAAGTGGCTGCTAATCCTAGCGTCACTGGCTTTCAATGTTCATGCACAAGTGGGCGAGATATCTGAGCTCAGAGGCAATGGAGAAGTTTTACGAGCAGATCAAACGGATAAACTTCTCGCAAGAACTTCTTTGGACATTCTTAGTTATGACGATGTGCGGACTGGCAATGGTAGGCTTGGTATTACGTTTCTCGATTCTTCTGTTATTCGTCTTACTGAGCATTCTAAAATCATTATCGATGAATACATATTTGATCCTAACCCGTCTAAAAGCAAAATGGCGCTCAAGATGGCAAGCGGAACAGCCCGATTTATTACTGGCGCCCTGGGAAAAATAGACAAAGAAAACATCTCCATCGAAACACCGAGTGCTTCAATTTTTATCAGAGGCACTGATTTTACAACCACAGTCGATGAGCTCGGCCGCTCACTGATAATTCTGCTTCCCAATCCAGATGGCACCACTTCTGGATCAATCAGTGTCGAAACCATAGCTGGGACCGAGGTTTTGAATCAACCATTCCAAGCCACAATGGTCAGTGTTGCAGAAAGACCACCGACACAACCTGTCGTATTAGCAAACTTGTCGCTGAATTTTATAGACAATTTGTTGATTGTGAGCCCACCACAAGAAGTGGAAAGAGCTGTCGAAGATCAAAGCACCTCGTCGAGCAATGTTTTGGATGCTGATTTTTTAGAAGAAAATGACCTAGACGACGACAGCGGTTTATCGGAAGATGAACTACAAGATGAGATTACCAGGCTCGATATTGATTTACTGGCCGTCGATTTTTTACAGGATTTGCTTGAAATAATAGAAGATTTAGGGAAAAAAGAAGAAACAGCAAGTGAGATCGATGGCGTAAGAATAGAAGGTATTGTTGCTGGATTTGACCAAGATGCGCAAGTATATACGTTTGTGGAAGGCGAAATCTTGACTTTGGTTAGACAAGTAGAAAACACCATTGATTTAGAATTAGATAAATCCGGCGGATATAATATACAAATACTTTCTGCTGGTAAGCAGATAAACATAACCACCAATGGAGGCGGTGAAAATGAAATTATTATCAATCAGTCTGATTAGTATATTTTCTTTTGTTGCTGTTGCGGGTGACAACAATGTTGAGATCAGAACGAAAGGGAGCTCCTCGTTGATACATATTGACCAGATTGGAAACAGTAATACGGCTAGAGTTTGGTGTGGCTTATCGCAAGGCACTTACACCACACATAATTGCAGCAATGCCACGATTGATATTGACCAGGAAGGAACGAGCAATACGGCCAGAGCTTACAGCCAAGTAGCCAACCATACAGGAAATGAATACAAGATTGACCAGGACGGCAATGATAACTTTGGTTATATAGATGCCGACGATGATGGGAATGACATGGATGTTGTGCAGAATGGCAACAACAACGATGCAGAAATCTACATGCAAGGCGATAATAACGTGTATTCAATCACCCAAACTGGCGATGATAAAGAAGGCGAGATCCGTGCTTTTGGCGACAATTCCAATTTTTCTATCGATCAATCCGGGACAGGTGAACACTATGCCAAAATATATGCAAGTGGGTCAGCCGATAACAATGATGCAACCATAACGCAAACTGGAAGTGGCGATCATTACATGAGATTAAATTTCTATACAGATGATTACGATGTCACCGCAAGTCAGTCTGGGGCAACCAATAAATCAATCACAGTCAATTATAATTGCACCAGTAATTGCAATAAAACTTTGACGATCAATCAAAGTGACTAGAGTTTTCCAACTTCTGTTACTGATTGTTGTTTTGGGTACACCTTTGGTCCAACAATGGATGCCATTGGAAATCATCAAACTCAGAACTTACGACGCATTTGTAAAGGAACAACAACCATCGAATTATTTTTCGATACTGAATATAGATGAAGAAAGCGTAGCCACAGAGGGCGGTTATCCATTTCCTCGTAAACGCCTGGCACAAATACAGGATGATTTATTGGCTCAAGGTGCTTTGGGAGTCGGTTGGGTAATCTCTTTTCCACAAAATGACAGATTCGGCGGTGATTTAGATTTTGCAAAAAGCCTTGCAGCTGCACCAAGTGTATTGGCCACGTTTGAAAACGACAATGGTGAATACCCAATGACAACCGGAACAGTAATTTTGGGCCAAGATCATGGTGGTTACAAAGCAAAGGGTGTGGTGCAAAATATACCGATATTGAGAGAGGCAGCATACCAGGGGATTGCCGTGGCGCCCACAGAAGTAGATCAGCTGGTGAGGCGTATGCCATTGTTACTGAGAACACCAGACGGCTGGGTGAGCGCATACGGAACAGAAGTCTTAAAAGTCCTTGCTGGTGCTGATACATATTTGATTAAAACATCCGATGCCGGAATACAGGAGATCCGCGTCAAAGGCTTGCCTCCTGTCAAAACAGACACCCTGGGAAGAAAATGGATCAGCTGGGTTGATACGCCACAATTTTCTTTGAATGAAATCAAACAGACTGAGCTCATCAAAAACCGCTTTATTTTTGTTGGTGTAACGGCCAAAGGCATCATGCCACAAGTAGCGACACCAGCTGGCCTTTTGGAACCGCATAAAATACAAGCAGCGCTTTCTGAATCAATCTTGATCCAAGACAGTCCAATTATCCCAGATTATGCGCTCTTGGCAGAGATTGGGCTGTTTTTGCTCTCAGTAAGCTGTATTTGGCTTGTATTGAACGTATTTGGCATCACCCTTGGCCTAGTATCTTATGGGGTAATAAACGCTCTAATCGCTTATTTTGGCTATCAAACCATACAAAAAGGGCTTTTAATTGATGTTACTTGGACATTAATTGCTGGTTTTATCGTAGGTTTTGTCGCTTTTTATCTAAATTTCAGAAAACAATATAAGCTGAGACAACAGATCAAAAAACAATTTGAGCATTATTTGGATCCAAGACAAGTAAAGCAGCTCCAAAAAAATCCAGATCTGTTGAAGCTGGGCGGAGAAAAAAGGTACTGCACTTATCTTTTTACAGATCTTCGTGGTTTTACAGCTCTCAGTGAGAAATTATCTCCAGAAGAAGTAACCGAAATAATGAATAAAACTTTGACAGTCCAGGTAAACGCTGTGCAAAAACTAGGAGGAATGACCGATAAATTTATTGGAGATGCCGGGATGTTTATTTTTGGAGCTCCTTTGGATCTCAAAGAACATGAAACCAAAGCTGTTCAAGCGGCCATAGACATACAAAAAGGAATAGACGAGCTGAACAAAACATTATCCACTCCAGTCCAGGTGGGCGTCG